ACAGGCAAAAAACATACGATTCATATTCAGGTTTATAATAAAGGCGGTTCACATCCTTATGAATTGAATACATATTCTAGTGGTGTGGGAAGACATAATCAGAACGAAGAAGTAGATCTTGATGAAGACACTCTTGCTGCACAGAAAGAAATCGTCAAGGCTAACGCAACAACCAAAGGCGTTTCTGGTGCCGGAGATAATCCAGATAAGACTGTTCCTGTCTCTAAGCGACTTCAGAGAAAGATAGTTAGCAGAAACACCCGTCAAGGTGGCACAACAGCACCTCTTGTATCCAGAGCCAAGGCTGTAAGAGAAGCGAGAGAAGAGGTTCAGTCTCCACGCAAGATTGGCACAGTTGTTGGGTTCAAGCAGTTTGAGCGCGGAACCAAAGGTGGCGGACAGCCTGTTCCACCAGAATCTTTCATGACAAAGGAAGAAGTCGAGCAGATCGATGAGTTATCCAGACTCATGATTATCAATAAACTTCTTAGGCCCATCAATAAACTGTCTCCCGAAGAACAGAAAAAACATGAACGTGCCAGAGCAGAGGCGGCCGCCAAACTGATCGGTCTGTCGGTGAAGATTCCTGCAACAGAAGAAGCCGAAATCGAAGAGATGGCTGGAGCCAATATGGATCGCCGCGCTCTCGTTTCTCATATCAAAAAGCAAGGATGGCAACAGAGATCAAGTGGAGCCAGCGGCGACCACGATGTATTTGAGCATCCAAAATCAACACACAAGATTGTCGTTCCTCGTCACAACAAACTAAAAGCGCCTCTTACTCTGAGTGTTCTAAAGAAGTCCAAAATCATGGACAGAGAGATGGCAGAAGACACTCAGCGCGCACAGAAAGAAATCGTTGCCGCCAATGCCAAAACCGAAAAGAATCCTACGGGATTCGCAACACAATCACCTGAACCTGATTTGATAGACCTTGAGAATGATCTTGTAAAGCTTACTAAAAAGAGGAAATAACATGACCACTTCTCAAGAAACTAGAATATCATTGGTCGAGCAAGACTTAAAGCGAAACTATGCAAGTCTTGAGAAGATGCAAGACTCTTTAGAGAAGCATCGTGAAGAAAGCTCCCAAAGCAATAATAGAGTTTACGACCGTATGGAAGATCTTAGACAAGAATTAAAAGAAGATCTTCTTACTTTGAAGAAGCAACTTGATGAGCAAATCAATGCTCAAAATGATATTCTTAATAAGATAGACACAAAACTGAATGATATTGATAAATGGCGGTGGATAGTTGTTGGTGCAGCGACTATCGTCGGATTCATCGTTTCTCAGATTACTTCTGTGTTTGGTTGGACACTCAACAGCAAATAATTTCTTAAATGACTTGACACATTTCTCAGACATGATATACTGATAATATCGCTGCATAATTTATGTAAAGGATATTTGATGGCGTTTTGGATTGATTTGAAGTATTTATCTATGTTGAGTTCTCAGTTACCTCAATATCAAGTAAAGTCTAGTAGTCCTTTTAAGGCATTTAGTAGATGTCCTGTCTGTGGAGATTCCAAGAAGAATCTTTACAAGAAACGATTCCATCTTTATCAACATAAAGATTGTATTCTTGCCAAGTGTTTCAACTGTGGTATCACTAGGAACATGAAGAGTTTATTAAGTGAATTTAATCCAGAACTCCGTAAGGAATATGATCTGGAGTGTTTCACAGATAATAATTCTTCGAATAGAGAAACAGAAAAGCCTGTTGCAGAACAATATATTCTTAAGCCAAAGAGAGATGATTATCTAAAGGGATTAAAGAAGATTTCTCAACTTCCTGTTGGCCATCCAGCTAAGGCATATGTTGAATCTCGCGGCATTCCATCTAGCCAACATTTTAGGCTTTATTATGTTCCTAAGTTTTTTGCATGGACAAATTCAATTATTCCCGATAAATTCAATTTGAAGAATGGTGATGAACCTAGATTATTGATACCGTTTTTTGATCAATATGGTAATATGTTTGGATATCAGGGAAGAACATTTGATCCTAATAATGAACTACGATATATAACCATTATGATTGATTCCGATATGACTAAAATATATGGTCTGGATCAATGGAAAAGAGATCAGAAAACATATTTAGTGGAAGGTCCTTTGGATTCTCTTTTTATTCCAAATTGTCTGGCTATGGCCGGTTCTGATGTAATATTTGATTTTCTGGATAAAAATAATACAGTTATTTGTTTTGATAATGAATCTAGGAATGTTCAGATTGTCAATAAGATTAGAAAAGCGATTGAGGATGATTATTCTGTGTGCATATGGCCAAATGACTTGACACACAAGGACATTAATGATATGGTTAATAATAATATGAATCCAAAGGCGATTATTGACGCTAATACATATAGAGGTCCCATGGCTAAACTTAGGTTTGGTGCTTGGCAGAAAGTTGGAGATTTAGGAAGAGAACTACGATTGGGATGGAGACGAAAATGAATAATTCTGACGGATTTGCAAATAATGTTATCGGAGAATCTTACACCAAACCGTCTAGGTGTGATTATGTGAGGAATACTACACGATGGGAAAGATTCAAGTATAAATGGTTTTGGAGTTGGTTCTGGTGGAAGGTTTATGATCCAGAACGCTACACTAGGTGCAATCACTATATAAATCACGAGCAGTATGGACTCACAACACATCAAGATGAACTAGGAGTGGAATTTTAATGTCTGAAGTAAATTTGGTAAGTATCACACAGCCTGATTATGATTATACCGGCTGTGTAAGTGCTCAGGAACTAATTGCATGGTGTGCTAGGATTAGTAATCCCGGCAATCAGCAGAACCATCAATCAGCCCCCAAGCTGCTAAAATATCTGATCACTCATAAGCACTTTAGTCCACTTGAAATGGTCGATGTGTCACTAGAAGTTCGCACAACTAGAGATATTGCTCGACAGATGTTGCGGCATCGTTCTTTTGTATTTCAGGAATACAGCCAACGCTATGCCGATCCTACCAAGGATTTAAACTTTGTTACTCGTGAAGCACGGTTGCAGGACCCGAAGAATCGTCAGAATAGTGTTGAGGTTAGTGATGATCATTTAGAAGCATTATGGGCTGATGCTCAAAATATTGTCAAAAACGAAGCATTGAAATCATATAGGTGGGCAATCGATCATGGCATTGCGAAGGAACAGGCAAGATCAGTTCTCCCTGAGGGTCTAACTGAATCTGTTCTCATTATGAAGGGTTCACTTCGGAGTTGGATCCACTATTGCATACTTAGGATGGCCCCAGAAACACAGAGGGAACATCGTATTGTTGCAGAACAGTGCTGGGAAATCATTACGGAACAGTTTCCTGATATTGTGGAGGCAATGAAAGATGAGTAATCTTGAAAGATGTTCAAAGTGTGGAGCCACATCTCCTGTAGTTCAAAATGGACATTGTGGTGGGTGTAACTGGCACGATGAGTTCTTTCTTACTAGATCAAACAAAGAAGTAGTTTATCAAGCAACAATAGCATCAACAGTCAAAGTAACATGCAGCGTCTGCCATGAAGAGATTCCTGATGGTTCTGTTCATTCCCACACTTGCGCCCCCTATCTGTTGAAACTAATCAAAGAGTTGCAGGCGGAAGTTATACAGTTGCATGATGATATTTCTAGTTTGGAAAGAGAACTTGTATATCTAAGATCGGATTTGATATGACTGACAAAGAAGCAGTTGAACTTTTACAGACGTTTCTTGGCGTTCTAAAAGAAGTTGCTGATCGTCTTATGGTAGAAGCAGAAACTGTTGCTGAACTAGATCGGATTCAAGATGCACTTACCGGGAAGAATGGCATATACACTCTGCTGCAAAAAGAAATTGGCAGATTGATAAAAGAAGATAGGATGAAAAATGTCTGAGAAGTCTATCATTTGGACCATGGCTGTTATTCAGAATATTGCATTGCTTACTGCTTCTACTGCTCTATTCTGGCACACAGATAATGCTTGGTGGTTTCTGCTGCTGTTGCTTTTTGGTATACCTAATTGTAAGGAAAACAAAGATGAATAGATGGTGGTCCAGATGGTGTAAGGCTCTTGGTGAACGGGTCAGTGATTGTGATAAGGAAAGCGATAAGGTTGCTTGGGTTAGAACCTTTCTGATCGTGCAGGCCATCATCACAAATATTTTCATCGTAGCGAATTGTTTACACCACTGGTTTGATCCTCCTCCAAAAACCATCATATATAAGACTGTGAGCGATAGCATTGAGGTAAATAACTAATGATTTTTGTAACTAAGCGTGATGGTAATAAAGAGCCTTTGAATATCGAGAAGATCCATAAGGTTGTAGGTTGGGCATGTGAAGGTCTAAGTGGAGTATCAATCTCTGATCTTGAGCATAATAGCCATTTGCAGTTTTATACAGGAATTACTACTTCTGCCATCCAGGAAACCCTGATCAAGGCTGCTGCCGATCTCATCTCCGAGGATGCTCCTAACTATCAGTATGTTGCTGGTAGACTGATCAACTATAACCTCCGTAAGGAAGTGTATGGTCAGTACGAGCCGATCTCTTTATGTCAACATTATGCTAACGTAGTTGAAGATGGGTATTATGACGAATCATTGGCTGATGTATATGACGATGCAGACTGGTTCGAACTAGCCGAATATATTGACCATGACCGAGACAATCTTCTCACATATGCTGCCATGGAACAATTTCGTGGTAAGTATCTAATCAAGAATCGCGTAACCGGTCAGTTCTATGAAACTCCTCAGATGGCTTTCATGCTGATTGCCATGACTCTCTTTCAGAACTACACCAAAGATCGACTCAAGTGGGTAAAGGAACTATACGATGCAATCAGCACTTTTGATATTAGTCTTCCTACTCCAATCATGGCTGGCGTCCGGACCCCTGACCGCCAGTTCTCTTCGTGTGTTCTTATTGAATCTGATGACTCTAGAAAATCAATCAGTGCAACAGCAGCGGCTATCGTAGAATATGTTTCAAACAAAGCTGGGATTGGTATTGGTGGCGGTCGTATTAGGGCTGCTGGATCTCCTATACGCAATGGTGCTACTGTCAGCACTGGTGTTGTTCCTTTTTGGAAGCATTTTCAATCTGCTGTTAAATCTTGTAGCCAAGGTGGTGTCCGAGGTGGAGCAGCGACACTCCATTACCCCCTTTGGCATTACGAAGTGGAGGATCTTCTTGTCCTAAAGAACAACAAGGGAACTGAAGATAATCGTATTCGTCATCTAGATTATTCTGTTCAGTTCAATAAGGTAATGTATGAACGGTTGCTCTCTGGTGGAAATATTACTTTGTTTTCTCCAAGTGATGTGCCTGATCTTTATGATTCGTTTTTCGTTGACGTAGATAAGTTCAGAACTCTCTATGAGAAGTATGAAAAGGACAAGAAGATTCGCAAGAAGGTTGTTCCTGCGATTGAATTGTTTTCTGCATTCATGCAAGAACGAAAGGATACTGGTCGTATTTATTTTATGAATGTTGATCATGCAAACGATCATGGTTCCTTTATCAAGGATTTGGCTCCTATTCGTATGTCAAATTTGTGCCAGGAAATATGTTTGCCCACCACACCACTGAAGGATATTCATGATGGTGGCCCAGTAGTCAAAACAATGAAAATGACTAAAGAAGAGTATCAAAAATATCTTGAATGGAAGAAAAATAATCTAAATACCCCAATTAAAAGCAGATAAAGTATAAATAGTAGTGAGGAGAACACTACTATGATTACACTATATGTTAAAACGCATAAAGTTACAGGGCTAAAATATCTTGGTAAGACAGAGCAAGATCCATTCAAATACTTGGGTTCAGGAAAGAGATGGAAAAGAGAACTGAACAAATATGGTAAAGATATTCAAACAGAGATTCTATTTCAATCTGATGATATATTACAAATAAAAGAACAAGGGTTATACTATTCCAAATTATGGGATGTGGTTAATTCTCCTAACTGGGCCAATTTTATTGAAGAAAATGGAAGTGGTGGAGATACGTCTGCTTTTAGAGATTATGTCGCCATGAGTATAAAAACTAAAGGTAGAAAGATAGGTCCGCAATCGACGGAACACAGAATCAACAATTCTTTAGGTCATATGGGTCAAAAAGCCTGGAATAAAGGATTAAAATTAGGTAGCACGGAAAAAAGTAAAGAAGTAGGTAAAAAATCTGCTGAAACTAGACGAGGAGTTAAGAGAGGTAAATATAATTTTAAAAAGAAACCTCATGGATTTTCATATCTTAATTCTGGCAAAAAGGCTTGTTGTTTATGTTGTCGGCGCGAATGGGATTTGGGTAATCTTGCAAAGCATTTAAGGAAACAAAATGAACTTTAAATATGAAATAGTAGATGAAATTGATGTATCGGATAAGGATCATGTCTATGTTACAGAAGTTTTTGAATCTGATAGTAAATCAGAGGTGTCGTTGTGTACTTTGTCGGCCATCAACTGGGGCAAGATCAAGAAGCCAAGCGACTTCGAGAAACCCTGCACACTTGCAGTCAGAGCTTTGGATGCGCTTCTTGATTATCAGTCTTACCCTGTCAACGCCGCTCGTATGTCTACTCTTAATCGTCGCCCTCTGGGTGTCGGTATTATCAACTTGGCTTATTGGCTTTCTCGCAATGGCAGTAACTATTCCGATCCGAATCTTGAATTGGTTCACGAATATGCTGAGGCATGGTCTTATTACCTTATCAAGGCTTCTGTAGATTTAGCAAAGGAATCTGGTGTCGGTCCTTGTCCTAAACATACCGAAACTAGATATGGCGAGGGCGTAATGCCTATTGATACATATAAGAGAGAAGTTGACGAACTTATACCAAATCCAGATTATAAAATGGACTGGGATACTCTTCGTGGGGACGCTTTTCTTTATGGTATTCGCAATTCAACTCTGATGGCTCTAATGCCTGCTGAAACGTCCGCTCAGATTTCCAACTCGACGAATGGCATTGAACCACCAAGAGCATTGGTGTCAGTAAAACAATCAAAGGACGGAACTCTGAAGCAGGTCGTTCCCGGTATTGCTAAGTATAAGAACAAGTATGAACTTCTATGGGATCAAAAGTCACCAGAGGGTTATCTAAAGATTTGTGCTGTGCTTCAGAAGTTTATTGATCAGGCAATTTCGGTTAATTTCTCTTATAATCCAGCCCACTATCCAGATAATAAGATTCCCATGTCGGTTCTATTGGGTGATATGTTAATGCATTATCGTTTTGGTGGAAAATGCGGATATTATCTCAATACCAATGATGGTGCTGGAGAAATCAATCTTGATGTACAATTAAGTTCTGATGGAATTGACGAAAATGATTGCGATTCGTGTAAAATATGAGATTTGATTTTTCTCCTTTATATCCTCTAAATGAAACCAATATTGTTGATTTTGATACTGTAATGATGGTTAAAATTCTGCGGTCAATCATTAGTAATGAAAAGGGTAGAATTAGAAAGTCTGCTAATGATATAACACAATGGAATGAATATAATTGGCTATTCGATTATATTCATTCCAAGATCAATTTTGGAGATTATTCACTGAATGAACGATTACATTTATTTGAAATTGGAGCGACAGAGCACCCAAACTGTAAATATTGTGAAAAACCCTTATCATATTCTATATCAAAAAGACGTTATCCAGAAACCTGTTCTGGATGTATGTGGATAGACAAAAAGGATGAATTAAATCGTAAAAGAGAAACTACTATGGTTGAACGATATGGATATGTGAAAAACTTTAGTAGTGAACAATTTAAAGATGAGGTTAAATCCACTTGTCTAGAAATATATGGAGTGGATAATGCATTTAAATCGCCAATTATAAGAGATAGAGCCAAATATACTTGTTTAGAAAGATATGGAGTTGATCATTATAATAAAACTGAAGAGTATAATGACAAAACTAAGGCAACCTGTTTAGAAAGATATGGAGTAGAACATTTTACTCAATCAGAATCTTTCAAGAAAAATAATATAAACGCAAACTATAAAGGTTGGAGAGAGCAAGCAGAATATATTGTAGATAATTATTCTTCTGGTATGCCATCGTATAAACTGTGTGATGAGATTGGGTATAGTCAATCTCATTTTAATAAAATTTTACATAATTTAGAATTAGACCCAAATCTTCCGCAAAACAAAAGATGGAAACCAACCTTTCGTTCTAAGGGAGAAATTGAGATTGGGGATTTTGTGAAATCATTGGGGTTTGATTTTGAAAATAATACCAGAAACGTTATAGATGGAGAATTGGATATTTATATTCCATCTATGAATCTTGCTATAGAATATAATGGAACATATTGGCATTGTGATAGTTTGCGGCCAAAAGAACATGTAATAGACAAACTTAATAAATGCGAGAATTTGGGTATACATCTTGTCACTATACAAGAAAACGTATATTTAGAAAATAAAGATAAAGTTCTAAATAAAATTCGTTCGATGTTGTGCAAGGAAAATGATGTAATTTATGCTAAATATTTAGAATTACATCAAATTTCTAATAGTGTTGCCAGACAATTTCTTAATAATAATCATATCCAAGATTCAAAACGAATTGGATCTATTCGATATGGTTTTTATAATAATGGAGTTTTGGTTGGAGTTGCAACGTTTGGAAAATTTAGAGATGGATTGGAATTGATCCGATATTGCACAAATGTTAAACTTGTTGGTGCGCTACAGAAATGTATATCTAAAATGTCATGCCAAAACATTTATTCATTTGCTGATAGGCGATATACTTCTCGTAAAAAGAACATATATACTTTATGTGGATTTGATGAATTGAGTATTACCCCACAGTCTTATTGTTATCATAGGGGCAATCGAACTCTATCTAGATATCAGACAATGAAGCATAGGTTGAAAAACATCATTCATAATTTTGATGCAAACAAGACGGAATATGAAAATATGATCGATTCTGGTTATGTTAGGACATGGGATTGTGGACATATCCTTTATATTTTTAGGAAATAATTATGGATGGATATATA